TGTTGTGCCTGACACTGTAAGGTCACCTGTAACAGTTAAGTTATCTGCTACAGTTACTTCAGATGTGCTATGTCCTAATGTTATAGCAGTTCCTGATACACCTGTACCAATAGATACTGACTCACTACTATTTCCTGTATCTACTATAAGATAAGCATCTGAACCTTGCTTGATTGTAAATGCAGTTCCTGAATTATCTGATACTGCTACATTAATATCTGTTCCATCTGCACTAATAGAATCAAGAGCGATGTCACCTACATTAGTTATTGCATTATCATTAAAAGATGTAGCACCTAAAGATATAGTTCCTGTTGCAGTTAAGTTACTAGAACCTACATCTATGTTTCCAAACCCACTAGAGATAGCACCACTATCAAGTGTTCCTACTGTTGTTACATTTGATAATGTATCTAATGCAGACTCAAAATAAGTTTCAAAGTCAGTTAAAGCAACTTGCTTCATTGTTCCTGCATCATTGACTACAACTCTATCTGCGTCTGCAAGTGTAGTAGAAGAAGCAGAAGTGTCACCATCCATGATGTTTAGTTCTGTTGCAGTTGCATCTACTGCAGCTAGTTTTGTAAAGTCAGCTTGTACTAATCCTGATACACCATCTAATAAATTTAATTCTGTAGCAGTGGCAGTTACGTTAGTGCCACCAATGTCTAATGTAGTTACAGATATTTCACCTGCTACTGTTACTATACCATTCGCTACAGTTATAAGGTCTGTATCATCTGTGTGACCAATAGTGCTACCATTTATAACAACATCATCTATATCTAATGAACCACCTGTTATTAGTCCTGTAGTTGTTATTGTAGATGAACCTGTATCAATACTACCAAAACCACTTGTTATAGAACCACTATTTAATGCACCTACTGTTGTAGCAGCAGTAGTTACAAGATTAGGCATTGCAGTTATTTCATCATCAAAGTAAGCAGCTAAGTCTGTTACTGCTACCTGCACCATAGTTCCGTTGTCATTTAATACAACTCTATCTGCATCGGCTACAGTTGTTGATGTAGCACTTGTGTCACCATCTAATATATTTACTTCTGTAGTGGTTACAGTAAGACCATCAAGAACTTCTAATTCTGTTTCTGATATACCTGCACTACCTATTGTTATTGTGCCTGATATATCTACATTACCATTAATGTCTATTGTTGTTGCAGCGAGTTGTATCTCTGTGTCTGCTACTAAATCTAATTGTCCATCGGTAGATGAATTGATGTATATTGCTGTGTCTCTGAATTGTAACTTCTCTGTAGAAGCAACAAGTATGTCATCACTAAATTCAAAATAATCCTCATCTTCTTTCCATGTTAAAACACCATCAGATGTTTCACCATCAAATGTAACTGCTATATCTGTACCTGCAGTGCCATCACCTATCGTAATTGAAGTTCCTAATAGTTTAGTGATAGGTCCACCTTCACCTGCATCACCATTATGTGTATGTCCTGTACTTGCTGCGAAAGCAGCTAATAACTGATTAAACTCATCATTGGTATGAGCAGCAGTGATTGTATCGCCATCACTATACGAAGACTGTCTTGTATATGTAGCTCCCATTTATCTCCTTGCTCCTGTTTGATATTCTAACTGAAATCCTTTTAAAGAATATGGTGCAGTAGAACCACCATCATTAACTCTTAATGCAACTGCAAATCCTGAACCTTCAACTGCTTGTCTTACAAGTGGTTGTGAAGCACCACCATATGTTCCAAAGTTAGTAGAACTTGCACCATAAGTCGCAGAGCCATATATCGCAGCTATATCACTAGAATCTAATTCATAAGCTGCAGGTCTTGCAGAATCTTTTGCTTCATAGTCATATCTTAAAAATAAGTCTGCGTCTATGGTTGACTCAGGTTTAAAGTTTACGATAACACGTTGCATATGTTTACGTATACCTGCATCACCAAATGTCATGTCAGGACCTCTATATTTTCCTAATATAGCAGTTCCATCAAAGTCATTACCTGATTCTTGTCTATATACATAGCCACCACTAAATGCACCATGTAATGTTATTACATCTCCTGCAGATACAAATGTGTCTGTAGAAGCAGGTTTTATTCCTCTAAGTTTTGAAAACTCAAAACGTTGTCCTTTTAAAACACATATAACACCTTGAGTTGCATTTTCTCCCTGACCATCTTTAGTAAAGAATATTCTGTATTGTGTCTTATCAGGTATAACTATAGATTCAAACTCTGAGGCACTTGATAAGTTATCATCAAATAAACTTTGCACATTAGAACTTATAGTACCCAATTCAACGTCACCAATTCTTGCAGTACCTGCGATTGTACGTAGTCCATCAGGTCCTAAGAATATTAAGTCACCTGCAAATTCTTGGATTGTATCTCCGTTGATACATCCTATATCTCTTGTTACTGCAGTTATAGCAAAGTTTGCTTGAGAAGACCCTGATAATTTGAATATTCTATTTTGACAGAATATAAATAAATCTTCTCGGAAAACTTTAAGACCTGTTATCTCATCGTCAACTCTTATACTACCTGCACCAATCGCTACAGAAAAACTGTTTTCTATAAAAGGAGCACTGAAGACTAACTCTTGTTTGTTTGCAGACATTCCTGCGTAGAACATATGTTCTTTAAATGCTACTACAAACTTAGCACCTGCCACTGCAGGTGGAAATAAATCAGATACTAATACACCTACTTCATGGTCTGCTGCAACACTACTATTCTGTGCTCTTGTTACACCTGTAAATGTAGTAGATGATTTACCTGTATAAGTAAATTGTTCATTACCTATTAATATAGAACCTGAACTAGCAAATTGTGATGTGTCTGCAACAGTTATTGTACCAGATGCTCCTGACATTCCTGTGCCTGAAGCAATAGCTACTAACAGGGTTGTTGATTCTCCTGTGCCTGTGCTTGAAGGTGCAACATCTGTAGCAGTAAATGATGTATTAAATATTGTAGGTGCATTATTTCCATCTACAACAATTAACTTATCATTACCATCAAAATTGTATCTCTCAAAATTATATTTACCTGCACTTGTTCTTCCACTATCTACTGTTGTCCATGAAGAACCTGCGGGGTCTGCAGTAAATATATTTGTGCCTCTTGCTGCTACAACTTTATTTGCAAAAGTTGCAACCATCAATACTTTTTCTGTAGCAGAAGAAGTTTGGGGAACTACTGCAGATACGTATTTACTAAATCCATTTATTCTTCTATAACCACCTTCTATGTCAGGCTCAAAGTTTTCTAACTCTAATGCCTCACCCGGTTGCATTAAGAAGGTAGAACGATTAAGAACTAATCCTCCTTCACAGTTGAATGCTACAGGTGTTACTTGAGATGAGTCAGGCATTAGTTAACCCTTATACTTAAATCTGCAGTGCTTGTATATCCTGTCTTTGGTATAAATGTAGACCTAATATACTCAAATCTATTAACAAGTAATGTCTGCATATTTTTAATACCTTGCTCAAATCTATCAAAATTTAATTGATATTGAGTGGTTTCTCCTCTATACTGATAAACAAAAGCAGTTGCACCATCTACTATAACTGCTGCAAATCTATCAGGCACAGTGGTTGTATCACTATGAGCAGACATATCTGTTGGAAAAGAAAAGAAATCATACTTTAATGAAAATCCTTTTGTAGGAAAAGGATATAATAAAAAATTATTATCAGGTGTTCTAGATACGTATTGAGGCACACCACCTTGCTCAAACTGTGCTACTTGCACACCACTAGCTATTGAAGCAGCAGTAGTATCATTAGCACCTCTAGTACATCCTGTAAATGTTGTGCTTGTTGTTCCTGTATATGTTATTTGTTCATTAGCTATGAATATTGTACCTGAACTATCAAATCCTGTTGTACTTGCAACTGTTATAGTTGTAACACTATCTGTGTGTGTAGTGCTTGTAGTAGTAGTTTGTATTTCATCTTCTTGTGTAATGTAACTATTTATGTATTCATTGTAATTAAGAACATATAGCCTACCACCACTTGAACCTAAATCTGAATCCTTAACCAATCTAAATGTATTATAGTCAACTGTTTTTGCAGTTGTAGGTATTGAATATCTTACTGTTCCCGGAACTAGTGTTTCTGTTTTTGTTGAGTGATTAAAAGGATATTGAAATTCTTTTTGATTGATATAACGTACAGATTCATTTACTGCATTTTGTGCTTGAACCTGTATTCCTCTAGCATTTGTAAAGTTACTTGAAGTTAATTGTACTTCATTTAATCTTGCTAGTACTTTATTTGTTAATGTTAAGTAACTTTCTGCCATGTATAATTCCTAAGTGTAAAGAGGAGCAAGTTGCCCTGCTCCCCTAAATAGTTATGCTAACTGGTCTCTATCGACCTCATCAGGCTTATCATCTAAACCATGACCTGCTAAATCAATAACAGTGGCATAGACTCTGAGTCTGCCTGTAGCTGGAGCAGCACCTGCAATCTTAGCATCAATAGTATCTGTAGTAGTTACAAATTGAGTATAAGTTGAAGCTGCACTTCCTACAACAGTGTTAGTTTGACCATTAGTTCCTGCTGCACAAAAACCTGTAGAGGTTATATCTGCACCATCAACAATGTCATCACCACCACCAAAGTCTAAATCCAAAGTACAACTTGAAGTAAATGCTTTCATTACTTCTGCACCTGCATTTAGGACTAAAGTGTTTGCAGGGATTTCTAACACCTGAAAGATGTCTCCATCTGCAAAACTTCCACCTGCTGCTACTAAGTCATCAATATCAAGGTAAGCCTCAATATTTCTCATGACGTTAGTATTTTTAGCTGAAGGCATTGCTGCGATAGAATTAGCTTCTACACCTGTGGTGCTAGAAGAAGTTAAATCATATGTTGCCATTTATACCTCCCTTACGCTACGTTATATTTAGCAGTAACGATTGCTTCAGGTCGAAGAATCTTTCTGCCATACATATGCATACCACGAACAATATCAGCGAAAGAGTCAGGGTCTCTGTATGTCTCTGTCTTATTGATTTGCTCTGCAGTAGCTACTGCTGAACTGTGTCCTGCAACGATAACTCCATAGTTAGAGTTTTGGTTTGCTGAACCTGATGTTCCCGGTCCTGTTCCAACTGCAGGTAAGTTATTTGACATATATACGTCAAATCCGTGTATCTTTCCTACAGATAGTCCACTTCTTAATCCACCTGATTCACCGAAGTCACCATTTAGAAGACGTGAATCTTCATCTTTTAAGACTTCAATAAATGTTGGATGTAAGACTAACCATCTTCCATCAGTGTCTACAAACTGTGTATCTAACAATCTACCCATTCTTGCAATGATTTGCAATGGTGTAGCAGTTGCAGTTGCTTGAGCAGTTGCACCCGGTAATCTTGGAGCTATTGGGATAGAGTGGTCACCTGCACTTGAAGTAGTGATGTTACCAAAGCTATCTTTTCTTAGCTTCATGCTAGTCAACAATTCGTCTGAACCTGCAGTTGATACTGCTTTAGTTCCGTTAACTGTTGAGTTAGCTCCGTCAGCAACTGAGTTAATACTGGATTGTACAAATCCTGACAAATAACCAAGTACGTCTTGGTCATAGTTATCTTTCAGTCTG